ATTTAGAGATAAGGGCACGGCTTTATTTAGTTTAGTTAAGAATATTGATAATGACGAAAATATTGTATCTATTCTTGAGTTGGATAATTCTATAAAAGACACTAACTTAATATTTGTAACCAAAAATGGAATGATTAAAGTTACAAAAGTATCTGAGTTCTTTGCCTCCAAGCACGTTATTGCATCAATGAAACTTGCTAAAAATGATGAAGTAGTATTTGCTGGATTCCATAATCCTAATAAAAATTTATCTTTATTTACTTCTAATGGTAATGCTGTTAAAATTGCAACTAATGATATTCCTGTATCTGGTAGAGTTGGTATTGGTGTCAAAGGTATTGCTCTTGATAAGGGTGATTATGTAGTAAGTGCTATACAGACGGGCATTAGTGATGCGTATACAATGTTCTTCTCTGATGGTTGTGCTAAGATTGTAAAACAAGGCGAACTTGAAGAATCAGCTAGAAATCGAAAAGGTCTTAACTTTGTAGGAACGAAATCTAAGAATACTAAGATTGTGTATGTTGGCATTCTTGATACAAAAATTAATTACGTGGCTGAAAGTGTATCTGGTAAGTTATCGTTTATTGCTAAAAACTTATTGCCAATTGATACAAGGCTAGGCTCGGGAAAGGTTGTAGTAAAAGATAAAGTTGTAAAAGTTTATCCTTTTATAAATAGTCAAAAGTAAATATAATTAATTAAAAGTCCAGAAGTATTTCTGGGCTTTTGTCATAATGAAAATATTAAGTGCATAATAATTATTTAGAGGATATTTTGGAACTATTAATTTTGAAGAAGATTTGTTTCGATTTTTTCTTAAAAGTTTCGACAATTTAAGTTGTTTTATTGCTTTATTGTTTAAGTGAATTAATTAAAATTTTATAAATAAAATTATACAATATAGGAGTGCCTAAGTGAAGTTTGTAGTAATCAAGAAAAAAAGTCTTTTGTTGGGAATTTTTGCTGTGATTAGCATGGTATTGTTATCAATTCCTTTTGATTCGACGGGAGCAAGTGCAAGTGTTTTCTTTGGTTATGCTCCTAGGTTGGTTCCGATTTATAGTGTCGAAACGGAAGAGAAGAAAGTTGCGATATCTTTTGATACTGCATGGGGAGCAGATAAGACGGAAGGAATTTTACAAATACTCAAAGATTATGATGTGAATGCAACTTTTTTTATGGTTGGATTTTGGGTTGAAGAATATCCTGAGCTTGTGAAAAAGATTCATGATCAAGGAATTGAAATTGGAACTCATAGTAATACACACCCTGATTTTGTAAAATTGACAGAAGATCAAATGGAGCTGGAACTATCTACTAGTATCAATTTAATTGAGAATATAACGGGAGAAAAAGTTAAGTTGTTTAGGGCGCCTTATGGATCGTACAATAATACCATGTTGAATTTAACTAATAAGTTGGGATTAAAGACAATTCAATGGGACGTTGATACTCTTGATTGGAAGGGGCTAAAAGGTTCTGAAATTTGTGAACGTGTTATGAGCAAAGTTTCTAATGGGAGCATAATTCTTTGTCATAATAATGCAGAGCATGTGCTTGATGGATTGCCTCTTGTGTTAGAAAGGTTATTAAATGCTGGTTATGAAGTTGTGTCAGTAGGGGAATTAATTATTGAGGAAGATTATTACATTGATAATCTAGGTGTTCAACGAAAAAATAGTTAATAGGAGAAGAAGTATGGATTATAGTCTAATGAAAAACAATAAAGTGTACATTTCGGGAGAGGTTGTTTCCGAGCCAAAATTTAGTCATGAGGTCTATAATGAAGGATTTTATGAGTTTAATTTAAAAGTAAAAAGATTGTCAGTTGCCTTTGATATTATACCGGTAACAATCAGTGAAAGGTTGATGTCTATTAATAAAATAACCATTGGTAGCAAGATTTCTGGGAATGGGCAATTTAGAAGTTATAATAAATTAGAAGATGGAAAGAGTAAGTTACTTTTGACGGTTTTTTTAAGAGAGATTGTAGATTATGAAGAAACTGAAAATCCTAATGTTATAGAGATTACAGGTTATGTGTGTAAAGAGCCTATTTTTAGAACTACACCATTTAATAGGGAAATTTCTGATGTTTTGCTTGCTGTGAATAGAAGCTATAACAAGAGTGATTATTTGCCTTGTATAGCATGGGGAAGAAATGCGAGATTTGTAAAAAACTTCAATGTAGGAGATAAGGTAGTTGTTTCTGGGAGAATTCAAAGTAGGGAATATCAGAAGAAAATTGGTGAAGATCTTGTAACAAGGACGGCTTATGAGGTTAGTTTGAATAAGATTGAACTTGTTAAGGAAGAGTCTGACCTTGATACAATTATGACCTCAGTTGGTGAAATGGAAAATTATTATGTAAGATAAAGATTATAATCTAGTAGATAAATTTTTTGATTTGTGTTAACATATATCTAATAGTTAGATAAATGGAGAATGTTTAATGCAGATCGAAACTGAAAGAGATCTTAGGATCAATCAATTAAGACTAATAGTATTTGTAATGCTTACAATATTTATAGTTATATTGGCGTATACGACATATTGGTTGATCGATTATAACAAAAAGTTTGGTTTTTTTGTGAAAACCGATGCTGTTGTTATTGACCATGAAGAGATTGAAGGTATAAAATATGATGTCTTGAATTATAAGATTGATGGCATTGAGTATAAAGTTACTGCAGACGTAAAGTCTTCAAATGATGTTGGCGATCAGATTGTAATTTATTATGATGAAGAAAATCCATTGGGAATTATTTACTCGTTGGATAATAGGAGAATTATTCTTCCAATTTTGGCAGGGTTGTTTGGTGTTGTTGCAATTTCATTATTAGTTGTTTATATTTTAATTTATACAAATAATAAGATGTCTAAGAAATTACAAAATGTAAATTTACAAGAAGATACAAAAAACAAAAATATAAATATACAAAAACAAGCAAAAAAACACTCTAAATAGTATTCATATTTTAGAGTGTTTTTTTATTTTCGTTTTTTTATTATAAAATATGTAATAAGAATAGTGATTAAAATTAATATAGATATAGCTATAATCAGAATTAAAACAATTCGATTGTTGTCAAGTTCGTCCATTTGTACGTATTCAGTTTTTACATATCCTGTTATTGTATTTAAATCGGCATTTTTATAAGTAATTTTTGTAAATTCACTTTTTTTGTCGTATGATTCTACGTAAATTAGGTCTTCGTTGTTGAGCGTTCCAATAATTGTTGATTTGTCTTCGTCATAAATATAAATTTTGTCTTCGCCAATTGCGTTGATTGATGCGTTGTTATGTTGAAGAGTAGTAATATTTGTGCTATCTGCAAGAACAACGTCTGCATTGAAAATATATCCAATTTTATCATCAATTTCGTAAGTATAGAAAATTTTGTTGTCAATAGTAATTGGGAAATGATGATATGTAATAGTTATATATGTGTTTATTGGAATATAAGAAGTAATAATGGCTTGATTTTCAAGTTTAAGAATAGTTGGGTATTTGTAAATTGGTACTTGAAGATTTGTTGTTATTACTCTTATTTTTTGAGTAGTGTCGTGAGGAATGACTGTTGTATTTGATTTATCTATAAATCCGATATTTAAAACATTGTCATATTCAAACAAAACTCTGTAATAATTGCCGAATGGCTCAATTCCAATACATTGGGTTACATTTATGTATTGTTTTCCTAACGAATATGGTAGATCATAAATAATGGCATTGTTCTTTATATTGATTGCGAAAGGTATTTTTGTGTTATCAAGTAACTCGGTATTTTTTATTTGGTTAAAAGAAAATGGGTTCTGGTTGAGTTCGCAATCGAAATAAACAATACATTGCTCTTCTATATTGAAAGCAAACATTTGTCTATTTGCAATATCGTAAGAAATTGTTGAATAATTTAAAAATTTATTGTCTGTTAAAGTTGTTTCTGAAAGTGTGAACTCGTCATTAGAAATAGTTACTAGTTTGATTTGGTTGTCTTGAAGTAAATAAATCGCATTTGCGTCGGCAGTTATTGATTTGCAATTGCTGATTTCAATGTTATCTAAAATTATGTTTTGGTTAGAGTCCAAATTAATTGGATTGATTAAACTTAAATAATTGTTATTCCACAAAACAAGTCTATTGAATTCTTTGATATATTCTAGTTTTGTGTTTGAATCTAAGTCAAACGAAAAAGAATATTTATTTTTTAAACCGGTATTATTGTTGAGTAGTAGAAGATTATTGTTTTCGTGATCAATAATGTAAATATCGTCATTATTGCTAATAGTCATATCACTAACTAATCCAATTGGTGTGGTATTATAAGTCGAGTAAGTTGTTGACTTTTCGTATATATTTAAATCGTTAAGAGAGTATTTATTAATAATGGTTGTTTTTTTATTTCCAGAGGTGGTTGTTGTAGCGAAGTAAATATTACGGAAACTGTCAATAACAATATTGTTGGGTTGAGAATCGATTTCTAAATCGTCAATTTTGTGACAATTTAATTCTGAATCAATTATTTGTACTCGGTCATTAAGAGTGTCGGCAATAAATAGAGAATTGTTTTGAATAAATATATCTGTGGCTGAATTAAATCTTCCCAGAGCGTCATGAGTACTACTAATTAATACGGAATGTTCTTTCAAAGATATTTCGTTTTCTTCTTGGTTTACATTATATAATCTAATTGTGTTTTTTAAGGTTTCGCTTATAATTATATTATTTTCAAAAATATCAATATCGACAACTTCTAAGTTAGTAGGCGTGTGGTGGGTTGTGCTAAGATCATTTGGAGAGATCACACAAAAATTTCCTTGAGAAAAAGATATTAAATAGTCTGAATTATTATGTCTGTAATAATTGATTAATTCTAATTCATGTTCAACTTTTATTTGTGATGGCTCATCTGAAATGAATGATTTATATAATATTCTTGGTTCTGGTTGTGTTTTTAGTAAGACATACAAACTATTGTCCGAAATTGCCATTGTGTAAGCGTTATTAAGTACTGTTGTGTTAGAAATATCGTCAATTATTTGTGGTTTTTTAGAAAAATCTGAATTTGATAACTTATAAACTTCAAAAATTTTATTTTCTGAAACTGTCCTAATTAAGCCAATAAATGTATGTGTTTCGGTTACAAAAATATCTGATAAAAATAATTTTTCCAAATTTATGTCACTAAGACTTGAAATTGTATGTGTAGTTTCTGATATAGTTATTACGAAGACTTTTTCGGTTGATGAGTCTATGAGTAAAAGTGTGTCGTCTTTAATAAATTTGATATTTGATATACTTGTAAATTCATTAATCGTAATTGTTTGACGAGTTTGCTTATTTAAAATAGTTAATATGTTATTTTGAGAATAAGCTATGTAATTATTGTTGGAGGTGGTTTGGGAAACGTTTGAAAGATTTTCGTAATCTAAAATATTGTTAGGGTATAAAGTATTAATTTGTAATGAGTTATTGATTTGTGTATCAGCAAAAGAAAAAATTGATGTCTTTGGACAGCAGAATAAACAAGTTATTAAGATGAATAAAATAATAAGTTTTTTCTTCATTCGATACTTCCTCATTTTCTAATAAAATTTTATCAATTTTTAATAATTTTGACAATAAAATTGACACTCAATTTTGTTATTTTGAGGAAGTTTGAAATGTTTTTTTAAAAATTTTGTTAAATTATGGAAAATTTTAATTACTAAAGTAATTACAAAAACAATTTTCGACAAAATTTTACAAATTATAAAAATATTTTACAAAATTTGACATAAAGTTTTGACTTTGATCTTTTTGATACATTATACTATAGACGATAGCATTGTTAGGAGTGATTGTTAGGAGGTAGAAATGAAATATTGGAGTAAGTCTGCTATATCTATTTACAAGTATTTATCCACAATGTCTAACACTTTGGATAAAATTGTTTTGGATCTGGGAAAGGGTAGTAATTGTGCTGTTTCGCAAAAATATCATAGTACATATTACCAAGCAAGTAAGATTATTGAACTTATGGATAGAAAGAGAAAAATGATTAATTTAAAAGTTGCTGTTGAAGATGCTATTGGTAAATTAGACAAAACGAATAGAAGAATAATGGCTCTAGTATTTATTGACGGAGCAAAGAGTGAATCTGTTGCTAATTTATTAGGAGTAAGTCTTAGAACATTTTTTAGAAAAAAAATAAACGCGCTCAAAGAATTTACAGATATTCTTCAAGAAATGGGATATGATGAGAGTTTCTTTGAAAGTGAATATTTTAATGAGAAATGGTTTATGGCGGTTTATGATGAATGTGTATATAAGGGTTGTGAAACAGATGAGCCTGTTGACAAATATCTTGTAAAAAGAGTTTTTAATGAGGTGTCGAAGATTAATAATATCGCTTATAATACTTATTTAAATTAATAATTTTCTGTTGACTTGGTTGGCTTATGGGATTTTGACTTTGTTGTATGTTTTTTGGGTAAATATAATAGGAATAAAACTGCAAATAGAGGTATCATTAATATAAAAATTATTATTAGACTTGGTGTATGAGTGATTGGGTTTTCAATTTTTTGAGATATATTTTCTGCATAACTAAATGATTCGTTGTTTGGATAAATTGGTGTTATGGATTGTATATAATTATTATAAATATAACCATAATTTCCTTTGTAACAAACATAATACCATGTACTTCCTCCAAAATCTATAGCTTCTTCTCCTATTGTTCTTCCTATAAATATAATATCGTTTTCTTTGCTATAAATAGTTGATATAACATTTGATGTTGTTGAATTTGTAGTTGGGGAAGATCGCAGATTACAATTTGAGCCAACAACAATATTTATATTGTAGGGATATGGTGTAGAAGGTGAATTAGAAACTTCCTTTACATCATTCTTTTTTACATAGCCATTAATACCGTTGTAGTTTACTCGAAAGTAGTTGTCGTAATCGCCAATTATTTCGACGTAATAGCTTTCTTCAGCAAGACAATATATATTTTCAATTGTTTCGTTGCCAGATGTTGATTTGAAGATTTGTGTGGTTGTTTCAATTCGTGCATATTGGTTTTCAGCGAAAGCATATTGAGATTTGGAGGTGCAGAATAAATACAAAAATAGCATTAAAATTATAAAAAACTTTTTCATAATAATATCTTATATTAATATTTAAAAAGTTCATATAAAATATTATTAAAAAAAATGTAAATTATAATAAAATTTGGAGCGAAAATGACGTATCAAGAAATTATTGATGAAATCAATAAAATAGAAGTGGAACAGGCTCGTCGAAAACGTGAATGCAAGATAGATGAGTATAATTCAGGAAAGGTTGTTCATAAAAAACAATTGGCTTTTCATAAAAACAATCACAAAAATAGGTGGGTATTTGGAGGTAATAGAAGTGGAAAGACCGAATGTGGTGCTGTTGAAACTGTTTGGTTTGCTAGAGGAATACACCCATATAAAGAAAATAAGCAAAAAGATGGTTGGGTGGTGTCTTTAAGTCAGCAAGTTCAAAGAGATGTTGCTCAAAGCAAAATATTGAGTTATTTAAAAAAAGAGTGGATTCATGATATAGTTATGATTTCAGGTAAAAAAGGCAGTGCAAGTTCGGGAGTGATTGATACAATATATGTAAAAAATGTTTTTGGAACAATAAGTAAAATTGGTTTTAAGAGTTGTGATCAAGGTAGAGAAAAGTTTCAGGGGACCTCGCTTGATTATGTTTGGTTTGATGAAGAGCCTCCTGAAGATATTTATATAGAATGTAAAATGCGTGTTCTTGATAAGTGTGGTGAAGTCTTTGGTACTATGACACCGCTTAAGGGGTTAACTTGGGTTTATAGATCAATATATCTAAATGAAAGTAATGATCCAGATGTTTGGTATGAACAAATGGAGTGGGCTGATAATCCGTATTTGAGCAAAAATGAAATTAATAAACTTTCTGCACATCTGAGTGAAGATGAGCTTCAAGCACGAAGATTTGGTAACTTTGTTAGTGGCACAGGAATGGTATATTGTGAATTTGATGAAAATTATAATGTAATTGATCCGTTTGATGTTCCAAAAGAATGGTATGATAAAATATCTATTGATCCTGGATTGCATAATCCTTTGAGTTGTCATTGGTATGCTTGTGATTATGATGGAAATGTGTATGTAATTGCTGAGCATTATGAAAAGCAAAAAACAGTTGATTATCATGCTGGTAGAATAAAAGAGATTTCAAAAAGACTTGGTTGGCCTACAAAAAACAATAAAATTGAAGCTATTATAGATAGTGCCGCAAACCAAAAAACTTTGGCAAGTGAAAAAAGTGTAACTGAATTGTTTTATGATAACGGAATTTTAACAAATACATATGTTAACAAAGATTTGTTTTCGGGAATTAATAGGGTTAAATCTTATTTTAAAAATTCTTTAGGAGAAAGAAAATTATTTATATTTAAGAACTGTGTTAATTTGATCCGAGAAATAAAAGGTTATTATTGGGGAAATAATGATGCACCAATAAAAAAAGATGACCATGCGTTAGATGAGTTGCGTTATTATATTATGTCTCGTCCTGAAAATAAAGAAAAATCAAAAGAAAACAAATCAGTTATAATTGAAAATAAAAACAAATTAATAAAACAGCACAAGTATGCGTCAATGGATTATAGATTGAACTAAGCAATAACATATTATGTATGTTGTTGCTTTTTTAGGTGAAATTATGGATGAAAAAAATCAAAAAAAAATTAAAAAGGCTCTTCTTGAAAAGGCTCTTGGATATACAACACAAGAAGTTGTAGAGGAATACGGAATATCGGGTGAGGAATTTGTACTTCAAAAAAGAAAAACAAGTACAAAGTCGTATCCTCCCGATTTATCTGCATTGCAGATGTTGTTAGAAGGTCAGGAAGAGAATAATAAATATTATCAATATACAAATGATGAATTAGAAAAAGAAAAACTAAGACTTATAAAGATGTTGAAGGAGGATAAATGAAATTAGTTGATGTTAGTGTAAAGATTAGGTGTGATATGCCAAATTGCAAAAATATGTCTGCATATAAAATAATTAAAAGTGGATTTTTGAAAAATGCAGGACTATTTCTTTGCAAAGATTGTTTGAAAGATGTTTATGCAACGATTGGTGAGCATATTGTTCCTAAAAGTCCTAGTAATATGTTAAACAAAAAAATTTCTAATAAAAGAGAAAAAGGTGAGATAAATGAAAAATAATTATGAAGATAACTTGGTAAAAGAGGTTTTGGAAGACTTTAGATGCCGTCAGATTGAACGAAAGAATTTTGAGAATACATGGCAACTTAATATTAATTTTTTCTTAGGAAATCAGTATTGTTATATTTCTCCAAGTGGTGAAATTATGGAGTATGGTAAACAATATTTTTGGCAAGAGAGAGAAGTGTATAATCATATTGCTAATATTGTTGAGCTTAGATTGTCTAAACTTTCTAGGGTAAGACCTGCTCTTACTGTTGTACCTTTTAGTGATGATGAAAATGATATTAATTGTGCAAAAACAAGCAAAAAGATTTTAAAATCGATTAGTTCTAATATAAATATAAGTAAAATATTGTCACAAGGAACGATGTGGAGTGAAATTTGTGGTACAGTGTTTTATAAGGTAGATTGGAATAACAATTTGGGTCGTGTTGTTGGTCGAGATGAAAATGGTTATGATATCAAAGAAGGAGAAATTGAAGTTTCTGTTGTAAGTCCATTTGAGATTTATCCTGATAGCAACACGTATAATTCTGTTGATGATTGTATGTCTATTATTTATGCTAGAACTTTTCATAAAGATGTTGTGAAAAACACATGGGGAATTGATGTCGATGGCGAAGATATCGATGTATTTACTCTTGATGCAATAAATTCTGTTGGTGGACTTGGTTATACAAGTTTATCTAATTCAATGGCTAAAAAATTGAAAAAAGATCAAGTTTTGGTATTGGAAAAATATGAAAAACCAACTATTGAGTATCCGAACGGCAGACTTATTGTAATTGCTGGAGATAAACTTATTTTTGTTGGTGATTTGCCTTATGTAAATAATGTTGAAAACAAAAGAGGTTTTCCGTTTATTAGACAAGTTAGTATCCAAACTCCAAATTGTTTTTGGGGAACTAGTGTTGTTGATAGATGTATACCTATTCAAAGATCGTTTAATGCCATAAAAAATAGAAAGCATGAATTTTTAAATAGATTAACTATGGGTATTTTGTCAGTTGAAGATGGTTCATTGGATATTGAAAATTTAGAAGAGGAAGGATTATCTCCTGGTAAAGTACTTATACACAGGCAAGGTTCGGAAGCTCCAAAACTACTTGCAACAGGAAGTGTACCAATGGATTTTCAATATGAGGAAAGTTCGTTATTGAATGAGTTTATGAATGTTTCAGGTGTTAGTGATTTAACTAGAAATGAGTATCTTGCTGGTGGAAATATTAGTGGTGTGGCTTTGCAGTTGATTGCTGAGCAAGATGAAATAAGAATTCAAACTAGTATTGATGAAGTTCGTAATGCGGCTAAAGATATTGCTAAGCAAATTTTAAGACTGTATAAGCAGTTTGCTGTTGTGACTCATGCTTCAAGAATAGTTGGAGAAAATGGCGCGGTAGAACTTTTCTATTGGAAAGGTAGCGAAATTAATAGCGAAGAAATTGTTTTTGAAACAGAAAATGAAATAAACGAAACTTTAGCGCAAAAAAGAAGTATGATTTATGAATTGTTAAAAACAGGATTATTAAATAATGAGGAAGGAAAATTGAGCAATAATACAAAAAATAGAGTACTTGAACAACTTGGATTTGGAGTTTGGGAAATGAATTGTGATATTGCAAATCTGCATAAGAATTCTGCGTCAAAAGAAAATTTGGTGTTGATGTATGATTATGAGATAAAAGAACCTCTTGAGATTGATGATCATGATATACATATTAACGAACATATTGCATTTGTATTGGGAGGAGAATTTGAAAAGAAATTATCCAAAAATCCTGATCTTATGAATAAGATGCTTGGTCATATTAGATTGCATAAAAAATATAAAGATACAATTGAAAAATTAGAAAATAATGGAGAATAAATATGGAAAAAGAAATTGAAAATTTCGGAGAACAACCGTTGGGTGCTGAGGTTCATGCTGTAGCGACAGGTGTTGAAATTGGAACAGAAATGCAAGACGGCTCTCCGCTAGGCAAATTTAAAGATTCGGCTAAACTGCTTGATGCTTATAACGAGTTGCAAAGTGAATTTACTCGCAAGTGTCAAAAGCTTAGTGAGGCTGAGAAAAAATTGCAAGAGTTTGCTCTTGAAAATAATGCTAGCAATGTACAAGAGGAAAAGCGAGATGAATTTGCTTGGAACAAAAATATTCGTGAGTTTTTGCAATCTCACAAAAATGCAAGTTATTTAGTGGAAGAGATAACCAATGAAATAATAGGAGATGATGCTCTAAGACAAAGTGAAGATGGTCTTGATAGGGCATATGCTAGGGTAATAGAAAAAAAATACATTCCACATAGTGAACTTGCAAAGGACGCTGAGTTCTTAGAAAAATATATTTATTCAAACGACCAAATAAAAAATAAAATAATTCAGGAATATGTTTCTACGTTGCAAAACCATCAAAATCCTATAACTATAAGTAATGATGGATTTAGTAGAGGTGTTGCTACTAGCAATAGGATTGAGTCGTTGGAAGATGCTAGGAGATATGTGGAGAGCATGTTCCGATCTTAGGAGATTAAAATGATTACATTAGAAACTGCTGATAGCGCTTTGAAAACAATATATCTTGGCGTTATCGGAAATCAATTAAACGTAAGCGCAAATCCATTGCTTACAAAAATTAAACAAACTTCAAATAATATTTATGGAAACGAAATTAGAAAAATGACTTCTTATGGAATTTCTGGTGGTGTTAGTGCTGGTTCAGAGAGTGGTGAATTGCCAGAATCTTTTGCTAAAAAACGCGAACATTTTGTTGCAACTCTAAAGAATTTGTATGGAACTATTGAAATTACTGACAAGGCTATAAGATGCTCTCAAAATAGTGCTGGTGCATTTGTTAACCTACTTAATGACGAAATGGAAAGTTTAATTAAATCAAGCACATTTAATCTAGGTAGAATGCTTTATGGTGATGGAAGTGGTATTCTTGCTACAATTCCAGAAACAACTTCTCTTGATGAAGAATATATCAAAGTTGATACTGTAAAAAACCTTGTAACTAATTTGGGTTGTAGATTTGTAAATACTAGCGGAACTGATTATACAACTGATGAACCGTTTACAATTAGCCATGTTGATAGGGCTAATAATAAATTTAGTTTTAGTAGACTAGTAGAGAAAGATCACAAAAATAAGAAGATCGCAACTTTAACAGGTCTTAATAATGAAATTACAGGTCTTGGTAAAATCTTTGATGCTGAGGCTACTGAACTTTATGGTGTTAGAAAAGCATACAATCCTTGGATGAATCCTTACACTAAGAGTGATGTTGGTGAAATTAATGAAATGGCTATTCAAACTGCTATTGATGAAATTCAAGAAGAGTCTGGTAGTGAAGTTGACTTTATTGCTTGTTCTGCAAAAGTAAGACGTGCTTATCAAGAGGCTATGTCTGCATATAAGAGAAATGTAGATGTTATGAACCTTGAAGGTGGCTTTAAAGCAATTTCTTATAATGGTATACCTGTTGTTACTGATAGATTTGTTGAAGATGATGCTATGTATATACTTTCGACAAAAGACTTTGAACTTTGTCAACTTTGTGATTGGCAATGGCTTGAAGGTAATGACGGTAAGATTATTAAACAAAAAGAGGGTTATCCTGTTTATACTGCTACTCTTGTTAAGTATGCAGAATTATTGTGTAACAGACCATCTCTACAAGTCAAAAGTCTAATTTTAGTACCTTTCTAAAAGTGCCTAAAATAGGGCATTTTAGCGATTGCAAAATTGCAAAAAATAGCAAAATAGACTTTTTCTTGTGTCGTTTTTCAAAAATTAGACTTGGTGCAGTGTGATATAAAAGAAAAATATAATGTGTAGTGTGAACCTTGCTACGGGATAAAAAGTCTAATTTTATACATTATAAACTTGCAAAAATTAAAATAATTTATGGTATAATATTCTCATAGAGAGGTTTAGAATGGGTTTATTTAAGTGGTTATTTGGAAAAGTAAAACAAATTGAAAAGACTGAAATTGTTGAAGAAACTGATGGTTTAGATGAAGATGAACAATTCACAAATATAATTATAGGAGATGAATTGGGTGGATTTGAGGGGGCAGTTGCTGCCGATGTTTATAATCAATACCATAGTGCAAAAACAACATTTCTTGTAACATATACAGATGGAACAACAGAACTAGTAGAAACAGAAAATGGTAGTTCCTGGTATAGAAAATATATGAGATATTTAAGTGAGGATGAATGAGCAATATAATTCGAATGAAAACAAAAAATAGTCTAGGAATAGATAATTTAGAATTCCTAGACCATAATGGAAATAATGTAAGTGAAGATGAATCAAAAAGACTTCACGAATTGATATATAAATGTGTAGCGGAAAGAGATAGTGAGTTTGACTTCTTTACATTAATACATATCAACTACGATTCAGTTGAAACTTTAAAAGAGAAAACAAACAATAAACCTTATGTAAGAATTGCAGAAGTGAGTAATGCAGTAGAGATGCAAGTGGTAGTCGATATTGTTAAAACAAGAGATTTCTTTTGTATCATAGAGGGTAGACCTGATGCACCAATTCATGACTTACAGATGGATAAATACTTTACTCAATTTTATTGTATTGGGATGAGGGTAAATACTGAATTAGAGAAACCATTTAGATTAAATATTTTTTATAAGCCAATATAAAAAAATCTCCGTAATAAACGGAGAAAATATAATGTTGCATAATACTATCTAAAATCATCAGGGTTGATGATTTTTACTTTGCAACCATGTTCTTTGGCATACTTTACAGTAGAACCTGTGCCACTAGGTTTGCCGTTCCAAATTGCAACAACAACTGCTGAATTATCAACCATAAAATGGTTTCTAATATGCATTGTTTCAGAGCCATTATAAGAGTCGGAGCAAATAACAACTTGGTCGCATTTTTTAATTAAATCTCTGTAACGCTTTTGGTCGGATTCTCTCCAAGGTTCTTCTTGTCCAGGACAAGGAACAGCGCCAGTAAGAGTTACATTTTTATGTTTCTTTTTAAGAGATAAAACGATGTCAGCAGCAATCATGTCTACGCCTAAAGCAAGACCAGAAATAAAATGAACATAACCTGCTTTGACAGCATTTTCTAGAACTTCAGTAAGGTGTTTGATAAATGCCTTGCAAGAAGCTTTGGATTCATCATAACCCCAGGGAAGTCCCTTTGGTCTATGTCCAGTAAAACATACAGTAAATTCTTTATTAAATTTGTAAGCATCCATAAATTAGTCCCTCCAAAATTAGTATAACACACTTACTAACTAAATAGGTAGCATTTTACAAAATTGTATTTGGTAAAATATTTGAAACCAAAAGGAAAATGTAAAATGAAATCAACTAAAGCAATCGCATTAAGAGTTAGTAATTTATTAGCACTTAAGGGGATGTCACGATATTCGTTGTGTAAGAAGATAGCAATGAGCGAAATGACATTGAAACATATTATTCATGCTGATTATAAGAGTATTAGATTTGATACCCTTGTTTTGATTGCAGAGGGATTTGATATGAGTATTCAAGAATTCCTTGATGATGAGTTGTTTAGTAGAGATAATTTGGAGATAGATTAAACCAAGCAAAATATTGTTTGGTTTTTTTGTTATAAAGAATTTTATATTTTATATAAAAATTTTAAAATTTGAGATACAATTTTCAAATATGTGTGTTATAATATTGACGACCGGAAAAAAGCCGGATGATACGAGGTGTTTGAAAAATGATTAGATTAGCTACAGTATTTAGTGGTATAGGCTCAATTGAGTGGGCATTAAAAAGGATTAATGTTGACCATAAAATTGTTTTTGCATGTGACAATGGAGAAAGATATCTTAAAGAAACAACAGAGGAACTAAAAGAACAATTTAAAGGTTTGACTGATAAAGAAATAAAAAACAAAGTAGACACAATATATAATTCAACTGGTAAAATCAATTATGTACAAGAAACATATCAAGCGAATTATGATGTTGCAGATAAAGATTTTCACCAAGATATAAGATTCTTAAACGGAAAGGATTATCTTGGGCAGGTGGATTTATTTGTTGGCGGTAGTCCTTGTCAAAGTTTTTCTATAAGTGGTAAGAGGGCTGGTTTTGAAGATGCTAGAGGTACATTGTTTTATGATTATGCTAGAATAATTAGCGAATCAAGACCAAAAGTTTTCATATTTGAAAATGTACCTGGATTACTTAGTCATGATAAAGGAAATACGTGGAAAGTTATTTCTGAAATATTTGATAGTTTGGGTTATGTGTGGAAAATGAGAAAGTTGAAAGCTACTGATTTTGGAATCCCACAAAATAGAACAAGGGTATATGTTGTTGGAATAAGAAATGACTTGCAGGTAGAAGAGTTTGAATTTCCAAAGTCAAAACCTTTGACAAAAACAGTGAAAGATTTTTTAGATACAGAAGTTTCGGCAGAATATTATCATGGAGAAAAGGGTTTTAATTGGGTAACTAAAGAAAAAAGCTTGATGAAAAGGGTAAGCATTAATGCAGATATTGCTAGAACGCAAGCAGCGAATCAGCAATTTAATTGGTGTGGAGATATGGTGTTTAGACCAATTCAAGATTGCCCTTGGGTTAAAGATGACAAAAATATTCATATAGGGAAATTCAAAGGTGTGGAAGGAGTTTGCAGAAAACTTACGCCTAGAGAATGTTTAAGATTAATGGGATACGATGATGATTTTAAAATTGTTGTCAATGATAAACAAATGTATAGACAATGTGGTAACTCAATTGTTGTTAATGTTTTAGAAGAAATTGTAAAACAAATTATAGCAACAGGGGTTTTTGAAGGGGATTCAAATGATTAGATTAGCAACTTTATTTAGTGGTATAGGCTCAATTGAATGGGCATTAAAGAGGTTGAATATTGAACATAAAATAGTATTTGCTTGTGATAATGGGGAAATTGATATTCCTAATATTGATGAAGAGCAAGTTCGTGAATACATAAAAACAATAGAAAGTGCTGATGAACAAAAAAAATACATAGATTCTTTACTTGCAAATGTAAGAAAGACAAATTTCGTAAAACAAACATACTTAGCAAACTATGATATTGATGAAAAAGATTTTTTACATGATATTAGATTTATTGATGGAACAAAATATAAAGGTAAGGTTGATCTTTTAGTTGGTGGTAGCCCATGTCAAAGCTTCTCAATAATGGGTTATCAAAGAGGGTTTGAAGATACAAGAGGTACTTTGTTCTATGATTATGCTCGTTTAATTAGTGAAATCGAACCAAAAGTATTTATCTTTGAAAATGTACAAGGCTTATTAAAACATGATAAGGGTAATACTTGGGAGGTTATTAAAGGAACTTTTGAAGGATTAGGATACGATTTACATATGAAAGTTCTAGATTCAAAAGAGTATGGAATACCTCAAACGAGAAGAAGGTTGTTTGTTATAGGATTTAAAAATCAAAAAGAAAATTTTGAATTTCCAAAAGAAATAAACCTAACTTATACATTGCAGGATTTTCTTGAAACAACAACAAAGTATGGTAATTTTACATCGGTTAATGGTCAAATTCAATTAGAAAAGGAAGCTGGAGAGATATTGGATAAATACTTTTTATCAGATGCTGTGAGAAACCATGTTATGTCTCCTGGTTCAAAAAATTATTATACAAAGCCAGAAATTGATCTAAAAATAGCAAGACCATTGCTATGTACAATGCATAAAATGCATCGTGCAGGGGTTGATAACTATGTTACATATAAAGAAAAGATAAGAAAACTTACTCCTAGAGAATGTTTGAGATTAATGGGATATGATGATAGTTTTAAAATTGTTGTATCTGATTTGCAGGCGTATAGACAAGCTGGTAACTCTATAGTAGTGGATGTTCTTATAAATGTTATGAAAGAAATTTTAAAGGTTGAAGACTTTAAATAGGAGATTTAATATGGCAAAATGGATTATTGATAGAACAATAAATTTAGATTACACTAAAACTAAGAGAGTTTTAGAACTTTTACTTGAAGAGCCTCGTAAAGATGATTCAGTTCTAGAAAAACAACTAATGAGTGAGGGTGTTTTAAAAAATGGAAGTGATGGGGCTCTTAGAAGAAGATGGTTTACTTATTTGAGAAATTATGGATTACTTCGTGAAAATGATGTTACTGAAATGGGAAAGAAGTATGCAAATGGTGTTTTTTCTTTGAATGAGTTGGCAATGCTTCAAATGATAAAAAGAAAGATTAAATCTGTTGCTGGAAACTCTATTTCTCCTTTGAAAATTGTCTCAAGCATTTTAGTTAAACTTTATGATGAAAAAGGATATGATGAGGCCTATTTAAGTCAAGCAGAATTTTCTAATTATTGTGTTGATGCAGTTGATGATACGGATGAAAGTATCAACGATATTTTTGAACAGATAGTTACATCAAGAGAAAGTGATTCTCAAATTGAAATTATACCTGGGGAACATACTGATATTTGGTTTAATAACTTTAAGCAAACAGATTTGTTTGAAGTAGAAGGAAAATCTATTTTTGTTGAAGAACAAAATATTGGTTTGATTAGAAAAATTTATAATGTCTATAAAGATGAATATACAGGAAACATAGAATTATTTATAGATAAATTCATTGATTCAATAGAGATTGTTGAAACATTAGATAATTGTTGTTCAGAAACAATAGACAAGAATATTTCACAAATGATTTATCAATATTTATTTCTAGGTTCATCATTGAAGAAGCTGTCTGAAATTTCTACAAAATACAATTCTAAGAGTAAATGCGAGGATTTATTTAGTAAATTATCTATAAAACTTAATGATTTCAATAGAGGTATTTATAAAAATTACATTGGATATGAAAATGTTATTGCAGAATTTTTAGAATCAAAAGGTAGTGATTCTTTAAAAAGTATTGCAGAGGCAATAAAGCTTTATACATCACAAAACAGGAATATACTTGAAGAAAGAGAAGAAAGTGAAAATTCAAGTATTGAAGAAATAGTAGTTGCAAAATATAATGAGATGAATTTATCTGAAATGGAAAGCGAAATAGATGGGTTATATAACGAATTCCAAGATAAATTTGCTCCTGTAGTTCTAAATTCTATTTCTGAGAAAGATCTTCCTAAATATATGTTTTATTCTGAAAAATATAATAAGGATAACATGTGTTGGAATTTAGAGTTCCATCCTAAAAATAAAAGTTATTTCGGTGCTTGCGGTGGTGGAACTGCATATTTATATGGATTGCATTTTAGTCAAAAACATAAAAAATGGATGACTGGCACATCAATGAAACAAATTCCATTAGATGAGCAAGGGGCAATTGAAAGGGCTGTTGAAATAAGAAAAATTTTAACAGATGCAGTTGCAGTTGTTGAAAGATATAAAAATATTGAAAGTATTGATGATTATCAAACAATGCATAATGAATTACTTGAAACTTGTGGGGATTTGTCAGATAAATTGTGGTTTAGAAAATATCTGCATATGATGTATCCTAATGTTTTATCAACATATTATAATTGGGAATGGTTAACTTACTTAAATAGGAAATGTGGATTTGAGCAACACGCTGATATATTGGAGTTGAGTGGAGAACTTTCTTTATTATCAAAGAGAGTTAATTTGCCAAATGCTGTTTTAAGTAAAGTCTTATTTGAATTATTCGGATATCCAAATAGTGAACAAGTAGATGAAGAAATCGAAGTTAAAGAAGAGGAAAGTAAAGTTATGATAACAAGGACTCAAAGAACAAATAAAATTCATCCATTAAATAGAATTGTATATGGTGCTCCAGGTACAGGTAAAACATATTCAATGAAAGAATATGCTGTTGCAACTATTGAAGGAAGAGAAGTTAGAAAAGAACAATTAACAATAGATCAAAGAAAGGAACTAAATGATAGATATAAAGAACTTGTTTCTTGTGGTCAAGTTGTGTTTACAACCTTCCATCAAAGTTATGGATATGAAGATTTTATTCAAGGTTTAAGACCTGAGAATAATAATGGCTCAATGGATTTTGTTCCTGTAGACGGTGTGTTTAAGAAGATTGCGGATAAAGCAATGCAAGATACAATAAACAACTATGTAATTATTATTGATGAAATCAATCGTGGAAACATTTCAAAAGTGTTTGGAGAACTTATCACATTGATTGAAGATGATAAGAGATGGGGAGAAAGTGAACAACTTAGTGTTATTCTTCCTAGTGGTCAAGAATTTGCAGTTCCAAATAATTTGTATATAATCGGAACAATGAATTCAGCAGATAAATCAATTGCCTTGATTGACACAGCTCTTCGTAGAAGATTTGACTTTATCGAAGTTGCGCCAAATGAAGATTTAATAAACGATGAAACTTTAAGAAATGTTCTTATTCAACTTAATTCAGTGTTAAGAAAACAACTAGAAAGTTCAGATTTATTGATTGGTCATGCATATTTTATTGGTAGAGAAAAAAATGAATTAGCAAATATTTTAAATAGAAATATAATTCCATTATTATATGAATATTACTATGACAATGAAAAGAAAGTAAAAGATGCCTTGGCAAAAGCTATTGAAGGTACTGATGTAAAAATTATAGAAACAATACATGGAAGAATAAGGGTTGAATAATGATTCTAAATTACTATGAAAATTCACTAATTAGAAATAGTTTATTGCCAACAGAATGGCAAAGCCAAACAGCTCTAGATGAGTTGCTTGACTTTTTGCAGGTAAATTGGGAGCAAAAGGGCATATTTTATGATGATGGGAATGTTAGTAGTAAACAAGCATTTTTAGAGTTTACTGGCTCTAAGGGTATTAAAACAGCAAACTATATTGGAACTATTGCTTATAAAGGTCATCAACTAAATATATTCCCAAAAGTTTTTAAATATGATAAAGATGATCCAGATAGGGATTCGTTGGACTTGCAACATCTTATGTATAATTTAGTAAGGTGGATAGAGTATACAACCAAAATTGATTATCCGTATATAAGTATTTCAGCAGACATGGAAAATACTGATAATTTACAGGAATTATTCATTTCATTATATATTAGATATGTAAAGGCTGCTTTAGATAGAGGGTTATATTTTAGATATGAAGACAAAAGCGAAGATTTAGGAACTATTCGTGGAAAGCTAAATATAAAGGATTTTTATACAAGAAAATTTGCTAATGGTGTATTTGATAAGTTTAATTGCGATTATTCAACTTTTGAATTTGATAATTTACTAAATAGAATTATAAAATGCACATTAAAATATATACTGCCTCTTACAAAAGCAAAGAATCAAAAAATTATTAGAAATTTGCTAATAAAACTTGGAGATGTGCAAGATCAGAAATGTACACCAAATGATTGCGAGAAAATTCAACTAAGTAAAATGCAAAGTAAATATAGAATTATCTTGAGCATGAGTAAAATGTTTTTATTAAACAAATCGACTAATTATAATTTAGATATGCAAGATTCATTTTGTTTCTTGTTCCCAACAGAAATATTATTTGAAGGGTTTATAGGGGGATATTTACAATCTATATTAAAGGGAGATGCTAAGGTAAAACTTCAAGAATCTGAAGATAGGTTGTTTGAAAAATTTGTTGTAGGAGATACAGAACTTCAGCAAATGTTTAGAATGCGACATGATATTCTAATAGAGCATAAAGAAAAGGGGTTATTTATTTTAGATACAAAATATAAAGAATTAAGTAGAATGAAAGATAACCCTTATAAAATTCACTCTGAAGCAAGTATAGAAGATGCAAGACAAGTTATATCTTATGCTGGTGTAAGGGGAATTAAAGATGTTTATTTGTTATTTCCACTTTTTAGAAAAGAAGATTTGGACATAAAGGCAAAAGGTGTTGCTAGATTAACAGATAAGACCAATGATATTGAAATTGATGTGCATTATATTCGTTTACCATTTGTTTTTGAAGAAAATAACGATACTACAATAGAGAATTTAAAGAAAGAATTGTTGTCAATTTTTGAATAAAATTAATAAAGGAACATAACCGAAATAATGGTATGTTCCTTTTTGATGCAAAAAAATTTTAGAAATTTAAAAAATACTGTCACAAAGACTTGCAATTACTGAACAAATGTTCTATAATTAAATCATAAATATACACCCCGTATATTTATAAATTTTTTGAAGGTACAAAATTAGATTTGAGGTACAGATTATGAAAGTGGTAAATGAAGGGACAGTAGAGAAGGTATTAGAATATATCAAGAACTTTCAAAAGAAAGAGGGGAGATCTCCATCATATAGACAAATTATGAGAGATTGTTCTTTGAAGTTTATTGGCAATGCTCAAAAGTATGTTTCCGTTCTACATTCTAGAGGAGTAATTGAAAAAGATAATCTTGGTAAAATATTCATACCTACAAACTTAAGCAAAGGTAAAACCATCGCAGCCCCGTTGGTTGGTAAAGTTGCTTGTGGTACTCCTATTCTCGCGGAGGAGAACATTGAAATGACACCACAACTACCTACATCTATATTCGGTGCTGGAGAAACTATGTTATTACGAGCAAGTGGCGATAGTATGATTAACATAGGAATAAATGATGGAGATTTGCTTGTAGTAAAAATCTGCAATACAGCAGAAGATGGAGATGTAGTTGTTGCCTTACTAAACGATTCCGCAACAGTCAAAACATTCCGTAAGACAAAAGATTTTATAATATTACATCCAGAGAACCCAAAATATCCAGACATAGAAACAAAGGAAGTAATGATTCAAGGAATCGTAAAACATGTTATACATAGTTTATAAGAGATAATTATAGGAGGGCGAAAATTATGTCGACAAAGCAAACTTGCCCACATTGTGGCAGGCTTGTCTGTATCAGCACAACATCGGAAACTGATACGGAAGCTAATAGCATTGTTCTATGTGAACATCCGAAATTACTAAAGAAAAATCAGGTAGTACAAGGTTTTAAGTGTATAAAGTGTAAGAAGATAGTATATGTATTAACTGAAGTACAAGGGGGAAAACAAACCCGTAAAGCGATATAAGAACCATCAGTGTTCGTGAATAAAGAATAAATTAAGGAACCTCAAGTGTTCGATACAAAACAACAAATGTATTAGACACTTGGGGTTCTTTTTTGATTGTAAGAGGCCAAGTGTAAACTTGGTCTTTTTTCGTTTAAAAAGATTTTCAAAAAAATTTAAAAATTTTGTCATTTTAATTCCCGTGGTGACAAATGGTGTCACCACGGGGTTGCTAAGATAGAGGTATCAAAATCAAGAAAGAAGGAGGTGAGATAGCGAATGGATTTGAAAAAATCAAGCATAACTGCTGATATTTTAAATGTTATATCAGATGGCAATGTTCATACTACCCAAGAAATTGCTGATGAAGTAGAAGTATCAAAAAGAACAGTTATAAGACATATACAATCATTATCATATCGCTATCCCATTGAAACCTTTCATGGTGGAGATACAAAAGGTGGTGTTTACTTGGATAAGAAATACCTACATCAAGGGAAAATTAGGTCAAGAGATGAACTGCAAATCATCAGCCAAGCACTTGAACTTTTGCAGAAGTCAGGTAGCGAAGTTGACCAAGAATTATTAGGTTCTTTAATCCAAGAATTCACTATACCTACAAACAACAAAATAGGAGAACAGAGATGAGGAGAATGGTAATTAAGGGTAAACTCCTAGCCAAGTATCTAACGAAATTGGGAGTAAATCTAGATGATTTTGAAAACATGGTAAACACATGTGAATCATTAGATGGAATGAGCTACGAAATGGGAAACTTAATGCCAGGCGAATTGTACGAAGATAGAGTATATCTTGAATACAACGAAGCTTGTAAACTAGTCAATTATATCGGAGCAGATATCACAATGAAACTAATTGATTGGGAGGAACAAGAACTTGACAGAGATTACATTGAAAGAAGTTTCGGAAAACTTGTGCAAGGTATCAATGCCAATCAAAGTGCAGCCATATAAACATCAATTAGAAGCTTTCAAATTTGCATTAAAAGTTATGGGGTTTAAGTGTCGAACAGAATCTTAATACCTTGTGATGAATGCTTAGAGTTATTTAGTAAAAATATAAATACCATTCGTAAAAACAATTTTTGTTGTCGCAAATGCATGGATATGTATAACTCTAAACGATTTAACAACTACAACATTGTAGAGAATCCAATGAATGGAAAAGGTAGAACAATAGACCAAAGATTTGAGATAAGCAATAGAAGAAAGAATGCAAAAGATAGGGTTGGTAAAGATTGTAGAACCTACAAAAAACAACTTGGAGAACCAGAACATCGCAAGATTATGCGAATAAAAATGGGTAGAGAATTAACCTACGATGAAGTAGTTCATCATATTGATGGTAATCCATTAAATAATAAACCAAGCAATTTGAAAGTTATGAGTAGAAGGGAACATACGAGCCTACATTTGAAAGAATATTGGAGCAAGAAAAGAAATGAGAAAAAGTAAATCCGTAGCAATTCTTGCAGAAATGGGTACAGGCAAAACCCTTATAAGTATTGGAATAGTTGGAGAACTATACCTACAAAAAGAAATAAATAAATTATTAATAGTAGCACCATTATCGATAACAAGAGTATGGGAAGAAGAATTCAACAAGTTTGCAGATTTTGAATATCAACTTAAAGTTTTGGAAGGTACAACAAACAAAAAGGTTGAAACATTAAGAAACCTATTTGGTAATAAATTGCAAGTGGCAGTAGTCAACTACGAATCATGTTGGAGATTAGAAAAGGAAATAGCATCCTGGAGTCCAGATATGATTGTATGTGATGAATCAAGTAAGATTAAGAATCCACAGGCAAAACAATCAAAAGCATTGCATCGATTAGGGAAAAAGAGCAAACACAACATTATTTTAACAGGAACTCCTGTAACAAATAATCCATTAGATTTCTTCTCTCAATACAAGTTTCTAGATGAAGACATATTTGGTGGTAGTTATTATTCGTTCAGAGCAAAGTATGCAGTAATGGGTGGATATGGAAACTACCAAGTAATTGGTTATAAGAACCTACAAGAATTAACTGAAAAGGCACACAGCGTTGCTTTCCGAATAACAAAGAAAGAAGCTTTAGATTTGCCAGAACAGGTTGATGTAACAAGATATGTGGAACTTGAACCTACAACAAGAAGAATATACAACAATCTAGAAAAAGAAAGTTATGCAGAACTAAATAATGGAGAAATAGTTGCGCCAAATGTCTTAACAAAACTACTAAGATTGTCGCAAGTGACAGGTGGATACATAAAAGATGAATTCACAGGAATGGCAGAAGAAGTGTCTTCAGTGAAAATTTATGCATTAGAAGATATCGTAGATGAGTGTATAGATGCCAATAAAAAGTTAGTAGTTTTTGCAAGATTTATTCCAGAGATAGATGCAATAGCAAGAATGCTAAGAAAAAAGAAAATTGAATATGCTCTAATTCGTGGAGATGTAAAGGATAGAGCAGGAGAAGTGGATAAGTTCCAAAACGATCCTAATGTAAAAGTATTCATAGGACAGTTACAAACAACAGGAATGGGATTAACACTTACAGCGGCAGACACAGCAGTGTTCTATTCGTTATCATACAACTTTGCTGACTATGAACAAGCAAAGGCAAGAATCCATAGAATTGGACAAAAGAATAATTGTACCTACATACATTTAATAGCAAAAAATACAATCGATGAAAAAGTTATAGATGCTTTAAGTAAAAAGAAAAATATTGCAGACCTTGTTGTCGATAATTGGAGATCTCTATTTAACAAAGAAAATCAAAGTTAGGAGAAATTCATGGAAGACAAAATGTTAGAAGTAGCAGACAAGGTTTGTGAGTTAAGAGAACAAAAAGCAAATCTTGATGCTCAAATTAAGGCAGTAAACAAAGAACTAGAACAAACAGAATGGGAACTAATCAATATCATGACTGATAAAGAGATTGATAGTTTCAAACGAAATGGAGTCAACTTTGTTATTGCAACAAAAGAGTTTAGAGGTGCAAACCCAGAAATGAAAGATGAGTTGTACCTACAATTCCGAAATAGGGGAATGGATGAACTCTTCACCATTAATGCTCAAACATTAAGTGCAAAGATAAAAGAACTAACCGAAGACAACGAAGGGGTAATGCCTGAGTGGTTGGATGGTTTAGTTAATGTATTTGAGAAAACTTATATCAGCATTAGAAAAAATTAATAGGAGATTAAGATGAGTAACGAAATCGTAAAAAAAGAAAATCAATTTATTGCTAACAATGAAGGTCTTGACCTACAAGAAGAAATGGCAGGACTTAATATACAATTTGATAGGATTAAAGTTCCAAGTGGTGGTGGACTAGCATTTGAAGTCCCAGGAGAAAACCCAGATGAACCTGACCTACAAAAAGAATTTAGTGCAGTAATTTTATATCACCATCCAATGCTTTCATACTACAAAGAAAAGTACACTGGTGGAAGTGAAGCTCCAGATTGTTCATCAATAGATGGAGTGTATGGAATAGACAAAGAAACAGGAGAAAGAAGACTCTGCAAAGATTGTCCACTTAATGCTTTTGGTAGTGGAGAAAATGGTGGCAAAGCATGTAAGACAAAGAGAAGAATTTTCATTTTGAGAGAGAATGAAATGCTGCCTACAATATTATCTTTGCCAACTGCAAGTGTCGGAGATTTCTCAAAATATATTATGAGATTAGTATCCAAAGGTAAGAAATCAAATCAAGTAGTTACAAAGTTTGGATTGAAAAAAATGCAAAATAACGGTGGTATTACATATAGCAAAGTTGTATTGTCTTTTGATAGGTTACTGACAGAAACTGAACAGCAAAATATCAACAAAATGGTAGAACAAGTCAAAAACATAGCACAAACAATACAAGAAGTGCAAGAAAATGAATAGTGTAAAAATGGAGTAAAAATGAATAATTTTGATGACTATAAACATTATGCAGATGATTTTCTAGAAAGATACATGGGTGTACCTACAACTAGAAATTTCAAATGTGTTAATCCAATGCATCGTGATGATAACCCAAGCATGGGGTATGATAAGAACAGTTGCAGGGCTCATTGTTTTGGTTGTGATGCATCATACGATATTTATGATTTAGTAGGATTATATTTTGGAATTGATGATAAGTCAGAACAATTCAAAAAGGTACAAAATCTTTATGGTGTGGGTGGCAATTCGCTACCTACATCAAAAAAGAAAAAGGTACAAAGTAAAGAAAAAAATATTGGCAATATTAAGCAATACATAATTGATTGTAAAGCAAATATTTACAAGACAGATTACTTTGCTAAAAGAGGTCTTACTAATGAAACATTAGAGAGATGTAATCTAGGGTATGATGAAAAAGAAGATGCAGTAGTCATACCATACTCAAAGGCGATGGACTACTTTCAGCGAAGGTCGGTCAAAGAGAAAAAGTTCTATAAACCTAAAACAGAAGATGCTGGACAAGAACCATTGTACAATGCTCAAGCGTTAAGATTGAAAACAAGAAAACCAATCTTTATAGTTGAAAGTCCAATCTGTGCAATGAGTATTATTCAATGTGGTGGAATGGCTGTAGCACTATGTGGCACAGGATTAGAGAAATTATTGGCTAAAATAAGAACTAAGAAACCACTTGGTACATTAGTTGTCTCACTAGACAATGATGATGCAGGAGAACAAGCGACATCAAGATTGGTGGCAAAGTTAAGAGAACTTGAAGCAAAGTTCTTGGTATTCAATGTCGCAGGAGAATGCAAAGATCCAAATGAACTTTTAATGAAAGATGAAAAGAAACTTCAAAACAATATTGACTTTGCAATCAAGGAAGCTAAGAAACTCACAGCATCAAAGTTTGATAGCATACCACTTGAAGAGTTGCTGAAGAAAGAATTCAAACCAAGAACCTGGATAGTAAAGAACCTTATACCAAAAGGATTGACTCTACTTGCATCACCTACAAAAGCAGGTAAGTCTTGGATGATGTTGCAGTTATCTCAAAGTGTTGCAGAAGGGAAAGAGTTTCTAGGCTACGATACAGTTAAGTCGGAAGTGGAATACCTAGCACTAGAAGATGATGAGCAAAGAATTGCCGAAAGAACAATAATCCAAAGAAAAGGTAAACCATTTGAGCATGGAGTCCATATAACAACAAAAGCACCTACAATGGATAAAGATGTATTGTTAGATACATTGGCCGAGAAGCTTGAAGAAAATGGAAAGATAAAAATGTTCATCATAGATACATTGCAAAAAGTAAGAAAGATTAAAACTGACAAGGAAAGTAGTAATGCTTATGCGAGTGACTATGTTGAAATTGGACAACTAAAAGAATTTGCAGATGATAACGATATTGCAATAGTAATAGTCCACCATGCTAGAAAGCAAATAGATGAAGTAGATCCATATGCAAATATTCTAGGTAGCGTTGCTTTACAAGGTGTCGTTGATACAATGATGGTTATCAATAACAGAAAGAAAGAAGAAGTAATGTTCTATGCAAAGGGTAGAGATATTGGAAATGTTGCAAGGGTAATAGAACTAGATGATGATACAAAAGGTAACACTTTTCTATGGTCAATAGTTGGTACTCCTGAAGAACAAGCCAAAGCCAGAGAAAAAAGAGAATATGAAAATAATCCATTGGTTATTACAATCAAAGAGTTATTGAAGAATAATCCTAGTGGTTGGAGTGGCAATTCAACAGATATTATGAATGCAATGTATGACATTACAAAGCAGGTTGTATGTACAACATCAACACAAATAGGCAAAGACTTACAGAACCTTGCTACTAGGTTGCATAGAGATGGTATAGACTTTACTTCAAAGAGAACAGGTACAAAAAGGATTCATACCTTTACAAAAAATAAAAAACCTAGTTGGATGAACAGTATGCCATCGTACCAACCGAGATTCTATGACTAGCCAAATTTTGCGTTAGTTATAGTATATATTACAAAATATGTATGTGTCATAGTGTCATAAGTGTCATTTAGTGACACTAGTGACACATTGACACTTATAAATATATCGTGCGTGTGCATACACGCGAAGGAGAGCCGATGAAAGAAAAAGATGTAGTAGATTCAATTAAGGAATACCTACAAACAATTCCAAACATTTTCTTCTGGAAAGAACATGGTGGTCAATTCGGCACAGCAGGTATTCCAGATTTGATAGTTTGCTATAAAGGAAGGTTTATTGCATTTGAAGTGAAGAAACCAGGTGGTAAACCTACATTATTACAAAAACTTACTCTAAACAAGATTGAAAGAGCAAAAGGAATTGCAAAGATTGTAACAAGTGTAGAGCAAGTAAAAGAAATAATTGAAAATATATAGGAGGTTATGGTGGAAGCAACCATACACAAACTAATAGTTAGTGAAGAAGCTAAATTCGACTATGCAGAAATGACAAACATGCTAGTAGGAGATTTTGGAGATGATCTTCCACCAAATTTCCAAATAGACACAAATATAATTGAAGAAGTCGAATTATATATAACAAACAATAGAAGAGTGTGGTATAAACACTATCTAAGGTTAACATACATTGATGAGAATACAGGTACAACCTACATGTTGTTTATTCTAAGAAAAAACTATGATGAAACAGAATATACACAAAATTGGGAAGTAGTTGGGATATTAGAATCGCAATATTGGGATGAAGACCTAGAAGAGTGTGGTCAAATAAGAGCATGGTATAATACAAAAATAAACGATCTTGGAAAAGAAAGAGATTGGGTATTGGAAATGTATGCCTACAAAATACTTGATAAGTTAGAAGAAATATATGAGATAGGAGGTAAAGATGGATACATATTCGCTCGTGAAAGAGTTGCTGAAAAATTATCAAAGCAACAAATCGATGATAGAGGGTGCAAAGAAGTTGAAGCAAGAAGAATCAAACACTTCCTTAAACACGAATATTTCAGTTCTAGCACAGCAAATGAAATCATTGGATTGCTCGATAGAATTATTGACTTTATCAGAGAGGGAAATGGTTGTGAAGGTCTTGAAGAATGGATATTCCTTAAGTAAATATGCCAGAGATAAGTATATGAGTAGAACTCAAGCATATCGATTAAAGGATAAAATTCTTTTAAAAATAGCAGAAATTTATGAAAAAATGATGTAATAAATGAAAGTTGGTACAAATTGGGAAAAATTGTTACAATTTGGTACAAAATGTTACAACCAGTGCCGTATAATATAAGTGAAAGCAAAAAAAGAACAACTCACTCGAAAGGTGGGTTGTTTTTATTTAGGAGAAAAAGATATGCCATATTCACCAAAGAAACCTTGTAGACATCCAGGTTGTCCAGAACTAACACATGATACTTTCTGTGATAAACATAGAAGGGAAGATAACAGGATATACAACCAATACAAAAGAGATGTGTTAAGCAAGACATTTTATAAAACATCACAATGGTTAAAAGTTAGGAAAATAAAACTTCAACAATCCCCAATATGTGAAGAGTGTAAAAAGAATGGAACAATAGTTGTTGGAAAGATAGTTGACCATATAGTTCCTATAAAGCTAGGTGGAGAACCATATGATATGGACAACCTACAAACACTATGTTGGTCTTGTCACAGTAGAAAATCAATCCAAGAAGGAAGTAGATTCGGTGTACAAACCAGACAACGAAAATATTAAGAAAATAAACTTTTATGCTAACAATAAGTGGAACATACCAGTTATTCAAGGAATAAAAGAGTTTGATAAAAATATAGAGTTTATAGGTTTTAATTATGCGAAAACATTTGAAAAGGTTGGCAAAACCAACTATGGAATACATTTCTTCCTAGATGATTACCAATTCAATAGGTTGTGGAATAATCCAAATAAATATCTCGAGTTGCTAAGCAAGTTCAAGTACATACTAAGTCCAGATTTTAGTATGTATTGTGACTACCCAAAAGCAATGCAGATGTGGAAACATTATCAAAAGCATTGGATAGGTGCATACCTAGAATTGCTAGGAATAACAGTAATACCAACAATCGGTTGGAGCGATGAAGAAAGTTTCAAATGGTGTTTTGATGGAGAGCCAAAGAATTCAGTAGTAGCAGTAAGTTCAATAGGAACTCAAAGATATGAAGAAAGTATGCAGTTATTCCTAAAAGGATATGCAGAAATGAAGAAAAGATTGAAACCTAAACAAGTGTTATTTTGGGGAAATATTCCTAAAGAACTAGAAGAAGAAACTAACATAATACATATGGGATACATTATGGATGAGAAGTTCAAGTTAATGCGAGAAAATAGCGAATAACCCTGGACTTAATAGAGTCTTTGCGGTATGTTTTGTATCGAATAATAGGAGGTAAATATGGGCGGAAGAGGTGGCTCAAGCAACAATGATAGGTATAATTCAAGAGGAAATGAGTATATCAACAGATTAAAAAATAGAGCATATGCAGAAGATGTCAGGTATAGAATGAAAAGATTTTCAGACAAAGACATTGAAGATGCGATAGCAACAATCAATAATGGTCTAGATTTCAACAAAAAACAAATGATGACTAACATTGAAAAGAATGTCCCAAGTGCAGGAACATTGAACATGAAACTATATGAAAGAAATCAACAATTAGTAAAGGAACTAAAAGAGTTCGAGTATGAAAAGAAGAAAAGAGTTCAAGACAAAAGGACAATTGCGAAAATGAAGAGAGGTGTATAATGGGCGGAAGAGGTAGTAGTTCAACAACAAGAACAGCTGAAAGAACAGCAGAGTTAAGAAAAAGAGCAGAAGGACTTCATAAAATTATGAAAGATTCTGGAATGAATGTAGTAAAATCAGTAGAAGAAACTATGGATATGCTTGATAGAAGTGATAGAGAAAATAAAGGTTGGTCAACTAAAGATCTAGAAGCAATGAGAAAAGCAAGAGCAGATGCTGCTATTAAGAGAGCAAGAGATGTAGAAGAAGCTCAAAGAAAGTTAGAATCAACACCTGAATACCAAAGGAACTTTGCAAAGTATAAGCAAAAGAATATTGAATGGGGTAGAAAGATGAGCCAGTCAATTAAACTTGCAAATGAAGGTAAAGAGAAAGAAGCTCAAAAACTTTGGGATGAAAGTGAAAAAATTTATAAATCTATTCCGAAAAAATATAGAAAGCCAATTAAGGGATAGAGGCCCAGGGGGAGTCAAATTTCTGGCACTTTTGCCCTTTTGAGCGGGGCGGCAGTCATACAGAAAAAGTCGCAAAATCAAAAATCAAAATAAATATTATTCAAAACACAGTAAAACCCTTGAAATTACTGTGTTTTTTTATTTCCAAATTAAAAAATCAAACTTAAAAATAAATCAAAAATAATCAAAAAGTGAGGTAAATAATAGATGCCAAGTGGTGGATATAGACCAGGTGCAGGTAGACCAAAGAAATCAGTTAGTGAGAAAATATTGGAAGGCAATCCTGGTAAAAGACCGATAGAAGTATTAGATTTTGAAGAGTGCGATGAAATCAGTAAAGAGCCACCTAAGTGGTTATCTAGAAAAGGAAAGCAAGTATATACAACAATTGTTGAATGGCTAGAAAAAATTGGTTGTACCAAAGGAATTCTTCCAGGAACTATTGAAGAATATGCTCATTGTAAAGCACGATGGCTTGAAGCTGAAGAAACACTTAATACACATGGATTATTGGTAAAAGATAAAAATGGAAATCCAACAGCAAATCCATATATACAATTCTCGCAACAATATTTGAAAATGACAAATGATGTTTGGTCAAGGATATATCAAGTTGTAAGAGAAACAAAACTAACAGAGTTAGATAACAATTCTCCAAACGATGATGTAATGGAGAGTATATTAGGGGGAAAGAGATGATAAGAGTAATAGAACTATTCTCTGGTATTGGTTCTCAAACCCAAGCATTAAAGAATATCGGTGTAGAACACGAAGTAATTGCAGTATCAGATAATGATGAACAAGCAGACAAATCATATAGAGTACTGCATAATCCAAATGTAAATAATCTAGGAGATATAACGAAAATAGAATCACTTCCAGATGCTGACTTGTGGACTTATTCATTTCCTTGCCAAGATATCTCAGTAGCAGGACTGCAAAGGGGATTTGAACAAGGTAGTGGCACTAGGTCAGGCTTACTATGGGAAGTAGAACGATTACTCCTAAAAGCACAGGAACAAGGCACAATGCCAAAGTATTTATTACTAGAAAATGTTAAGAATATTATAGGTAAAAAGTTTAAGGACAACTACGATAAGTGGGTGTCCTTTTTATCTTTATTGGGTTATACAACATACACAAAGGTGCTTAATGCAAAGGACTATGGAATACCACAAAACAGAGAAAGAGTGTTCGGAGTATCGATACTAGGAGAACATAAAGCATTTGAGTTCCCAGAGAAGATGCCACTAACGAAAAGATTAAAAGATATGCTTGAAGATGAAGTAGATGAAAGATACTACCTAAAAGCATCAACTATTATAAGCATACTTAATACAACATTTAATCAACGAAAAGGTTTGCTACATGGCGACCAGGACATCTGTGCAACATTGTGTGCAAGAGATTATCATGAACCGAAACTTATAGCAGTTGGCAAATTGGAAGGTGGTGTCTGGGATAAGAGATACAACCAAATAAGACAGGTATTCGATCCAGACGGTTTGAGTCCAACAATTATGGCAGGTGGCGGTGGTGGAACTGAAACCAAGATTATTGCAATTAAAGGTAGAGAGGCTGGTAAGCCAAACAAACTGATTTGTCGTGGATACAAAAAATTCACAGATAAACATGGATACATACCAGAACTATTCAATCCATACCATAGCAAAGAACTTGGCGACATAGCACCAACACAAACTACTAATTGTGGAATGGACACAGCAAGTGCATCAGTATTAAAAGCAGAGTTGCACGAAACCGATGACTACTTACGAATAAGGAAACTAACACCAACTGAATGTTGGAGATTGATGGGATGGAAAGATGAGCAAATAGATAAGATAAAAGCAAGTAAGATAAGCAATACACAAATGTATAAACAAGCAGGAAATGGAATTGTAGTAAATGTGCTTGAAGAGATTTTTAAGAAATTGCTTAAAAATGATACCCAAACATAAAAGTTGTGATATAATGGAAACATCCATAAAGAGTGTGCGAGGGACAGCCCCTATGACCACACAGCAACCTGCAATAGTAAGGTGCTAAAGGCTGACCGATGGGAATAGATATATTTGAACTCATAACCCATCGGAAGCGATGGGTTTTTTCTATGCCTTTTTATGGAAATATAAAATCAAATAGGAGAAAAATAATGATTAAAGTAGTAACAAGTGAGAGTGTAAATTGTGGACACCCAGACAAAACATGCGATATAATCGCAGATGCTTTCTTGGATGAAGCATTAAGACAAGATCCAAACAGTCAAATGGCAGTAGAGTGTGCTATTAAAAATGACAAACTATTTATCTATGGAGAAGCTACAACCAAAGCAAATATTGACTATGATAAAGTAGCAAGAGAAGTATTAAAAGATATCGGATATAAGAACGAATTCACAATCATAAAAGAACTAAGTGAACAAAGTCCAGATATCAATCAAGCAGTAGTAAAAGAGAAACTATGTGCAAATGACCAAGGAATGGTATATGGCTATGCAACAGATGAAACAGAAGAGTTGATGCCACTACCAAT